CTCAGAGTCGGCCGCTCCTGGTGGGTATTACCACATCTGGGGGGTGACAGGGCAGGGGGGGGGGGGGGGGGGTCGACCCCCCCGGGGTCTGGCACTTTCGAGGGGTCAGAAAAAAGGGGGCGTCGTCTTCGATGTACTACTACCAGCAGGTTCTTTGTATTTCCTTGCAGCTCGCAAATGAATTTGCCAGGGGGGGTCGACCCCCCCGACCCCCCCTGGCCGGGGGGGTCAGACCTTGCGGATGCCGCCCTCGACTTCCTCGACCAAACCGAGCAGGATCGCCCGCTCGATGACGTCTCGGTGGTCGAACTGATAGCGCTTCTTCCAGGACTTGAAGTGGTCCTTCAGGACCCTCAAAGCGAACACCTGTCCGCCGCTGATCTTGGTCATCAGGGACGTCACCCCCCGTCCCAGGTCGTACTCGAAGGCCGACGCCCGGCGCTGCGAATCGCCGATGCCGAGCGACGCTTGACGTTGCGCTGCGAGGGTCGAGAAGGAGTCGACGAGGCTGTGACGAACGTCACGGTGAGCCTGCAGGATCGGATCCGAGAGGGACCACCAGTCGGCGAAGGAGTCCTCCGGGGCGCCGTGCATCAGCATCAGGATCGCCGCCACCCGCAGGCGCAGGTTCATGGCGTGCGACTCGTACGGCTCCGGCGTCTGCTTCGACCACTCCCACACCTCGGCCCGCACCGGTCTCGGCAACGGCATCAGGTAGGGCCGGGGGAACTCGTGGTGCTCCAGCATCGGCATGCCCAGCGGATCGAAGATCGACGGCTCGTCCGGCATCTCCTGGTTCTGCACCTCCGGGTGGCCGTCGGAACGGCAGAACAGGATCCGCTGCGGGAAGCCCAACAGTTGCGCCTCACCTGAGAACAAGTTGGCGCCGATCCCGTACTGCACCCCGATCGTGGCGCAGATCCGCACCTGCGACGCCTCGAAGCCGACGTCGGAGTCGGCCCTCGCCCCGCCCACCATGCCCGAACCCGACCAGCACGTGTTCAGGTACGGCATGATCGTCGACGCCGTCTGGTTCGACTGCTTCGACAAGGTGCCGCCCTCGTCGTAGTGGAAGTGAACCCCCACGTAGTGGGCACGTTCCACCTCGCCGTCCGGTGACTTCTTCGACGGCTTCAAGACCTTCGTGATGATCCCCTCACCACTGCGCAGTCCCTGCCGCAACCGGATGTCCCGGTTGGCGAGTGGACCCAACAGCTCGCCCGCCAGTCGCATCGCTCCCGTCTTGCCGCCCCCTGACGTCGCCGTCAGCACGCCATACATGTTGAGGGGGGCCGGGGCTGCCACCGTCGGTGGCAGCCACACGTTCATCGGGATCGTCGTCGCATACATCGACAACAACACGTTGAGCACGGCATCCGGGGTCAGCAGACGTTGCAGCGCCGCGGCGTACACCGCCCGCAACAGCGGGGTCGACTCCCAGAACGCATCCGGCAAGAAGAAGTCCGTGGATACCGTGGCCCCCACGGCGGAAGCGCTCTGCCCGGGGTGCCCCGTCGAGTCGGCCTGGGGTGTCGCCCGCACACCCAGGTCGGCGCGCCCACGCCGCCGGTTCAACTCCCGGTCCGCCAACTTCGTGTCGTAGCGGCACTCCGTCGCCACGAACCAGTCGTACGGCGACCACGGTACCGACCCGTCGGCGTTCGACAGCCCACGCGGATGGCGCGGCATGTTCGTCGAGAAGGCGTTCATCATGTTCGTCCGCAGATGCACCACCGCCGAATGGTCCGACGTCGCCTGCGGATGGCGCATGAACACCTGTTCCCCGGCCTGGCGGACCATCGTGTGGCCCTGACCCTCCAACACCGCCACCCAGTCCCAGTGATCCCGCAACCACTCCGGGTTCGACAACTCGCCACCCAACACCGGCGACGCCGCCGCACGTTCCACCGGCACCCGCATCAACTTCACGCACAGCTCGACCAGCCACAACGGCATCGGCGCCACCACCGCCGAACGCCGCCACAGCCCGCCGCCCTTCACCTGTTCCGTGTACCAGCGCTTCTCGCCGTCCACCATCCGCCACGACGGCGGATGCACCACCTGGCCGCCCGCCCCCCGCACATCCACCCCCGGCACGATCTGATTCGCCGAATTGCGGATGTCCGCCCCCCCGGCATCGAAGAACACGTGCAACCCGCCCGACGGCGTGCAATGCACCACCGTGTCCGGGATCCCGCCATGCTCCGCCACCAACCGAGCCCAGTTCGCCAGCCCGTCCTGGCGGACATCGACGTCGATCACCACCAGATTGATGTCGTTCGGCTGCGGCCCGCAAGCCACCCCGATGTTGAACTCACCGACGGCGAACTGCTTCTCCAGCACCGCCACGTCGTCCGTCGCCCGCAACGGCCAATCCTTGCCCACCGGGTTCTTCGCATCCGGGTGCACCCGGACCACCCTGAACCGTCTCCGCCCCAGCTCCTGCGCCATGCGCAGGGCGAACGGCTCCACCGGCGATGCCTCCGCGCTCACGGGATCAACAACGTCTGGAGGCGGGTGATCCGGTAGACGTGGTTGTACGCCCACTCGCCACGGTCGGCCTGCTCGGGGGTCTCGGCCTCCCGAGGCCACATCCCTCGGCTCATGAAGTACTCGTGGACCTTGCGAACGGCGTCATCGAAGCTGGTGGCGACGACCAGGCATGATGACTCGTTGCCGTATTCCGCCTTGTAGACGGTGGGTTGTGTATCGTCGGTCATGACGATCCTTTCGTGAAGGTTGGGGTCGGAGCAGCGTGAGCACTGGTCCTGCTCAGCTTGGTGAATCGATGAGCCCCCCGCCGTGATGACCGGCGGGGGGCTCTCGTTTCTAGCTCAACCGGCGAGGCACTCCGGGCACTGCGTGATCGTTCGCGACGAGTCCACCACGGTTCGACCCGAGGCCCCGCACACCGTGATCACCGTGCCGCCCGGCGCCCCCGAGGCCAGTCGGTGCCACCAGGACGGCCCCTGGCGCTTCGTGGCCACCAAATACCATCCCGGGACCCGCAGCACGCTCTGCGGCTCACCAGCGGCCGCCTGCGGGGCGCTCATCGGCTGCTCGCCCCCGAACAGATCCTGTTGCATCGGCACGTCGCTCATGACACCACCTTGCGTCCGCAGCGCCAACACTCCTCGACGCCCCACAACGTCAGTTCGATCGGGTACGGATCAGCGCACCGGCAGATCAGCAGCCCGGCGTCGCGCTCGGCGATCAACCGTTCGGTCGGAAACTCTCTCGTTGTCGTCATCAGCCCTCCTGAGCTGGTCAAATGTCCCTCTTGACAGGCTTGGTACGCTGCGTACCGAGCTTCGCTCGGGCCGCAGCGTCAGCGACCAGGTCCACGTCGAGGTGCTTCCACGACAGCCCCTTCACGATCTTGGCGATCGCCGTCGGACTGACGTGAAACTCCCGGGCCAGCGTGGCCTGGAACGCCCCCTCCTTGAAACGGCGGCGGATCTCGGCCACCTCGCGACGGGTCAGCTTCGTGTTGAAGTTCGCCTCGGCGATGATCCGGTTCACCGGGGGCGGCTTGGCCCGCCCCTTGGCCAACATGTCGGCGTTGTTCGACGCCAACGTGCCGACCGACAGATGGTCCACCCGGAAGCACAACGGCTGGTCACAGGCGTGCAACACCACCTCGTCCCGGCGCAGCAGACGCCCCTCGGCAGCCTCCATCACCCAGCGATGCACGCTCTGATGGGTCCACGCCCCGGCCCGCTTCACCTTCAGGCGGCCGTAGCCGTGACGATCCACCGCCCCCTGCCACAGCCGACACGGCGTCGGCTGTGGCGTCGGAGACGGATGGTCCGCCGTCCTTCGGACCACCCGCACCCGGCCCCGCTTCGGACTCACCTGGCGGGGCTTCACCTGCCGGGGCCGGGGCTCCGGTGAGCCCGGCATCCGAATCTGAACCAGTGGCTTCAGCTTGCGAATTGTGACCATGATGAGACCAGTGCCGGGGGCGGCTCACAACCCGCCGGTCCGCCAGCCGCCCCCGGCAGTTCAGTCCTCGTACAACTCGTCCACGGTCACCGTCTTCGACGGCGCCTCGTAGGTGGCCCGGAACAGCTTCGGGGCCGAGAAGCCCCGGTTCGTCTTCTTGCCCATCCCGGTGTGGGCCACCCGCAGCACGCCGCCCTCGGCGATCTCACGGGCCCCCGACTTCTTCACGGCGTCGGCGATGGCGTCCTTCATCGACGTCCCCGCCCCCGTCGCCACCTCGTAGCGGCCGCCCTTGGCGTACAGCCGCCGAGCCCCGTCATCGTTCTCGTCCTCGCGCAGATCGGTCGACAACGTCACCACCAACTGCATCCGAGGGCTGCCATCAGCCCAGGTCAGCGGGGTGTTGTCCTCCATCGAGGTCTGCTGGGAGACCTTCAGATCGGAGATCACGCCCTTCACCTCGTCGCCCACCTCCTCGAACTTGGCGGCCTTGCCGGTCCCGCCGAACAAGAAATCCTGTGCTTCGCTCATGTGTCCTGTGCTCCTTGGTTCGTGAGGGCGAACTCGTTGCTTCGGTCCACCGCCCCCTTGTGGACCCCCATCTGCAGCTCGGCCCGGGGGTCGGCGTGCAGGAACGGGATGTTGAACTGGGCCTCGAAGGCGTCGAGCAGATCGAGCAGCCGCACCACGTCGTGCGGCGACGTGATCGCGTTCGGCTTCGGCAGGTCCGGCGGCCAGGCCGCCAGCAGCTTCTCGACCTGATCGTGCTCGCCGATCGTGCGGATCCGCTTCTTGCAGAAGGTCAGCATCTCCGGCACGATGGAGGCCGTCATTACGACCGTGGCGCCCAGTTCATCATCGAGATGCCGTACGACCGCCATCTCCTCGTCGTCCTGGCCAGGAGGCTCGACGACGTGGATGTCGTGGTCGCCACGCTTCCACTTGTTCTGCCACTCCTTGACCTCGTGGGCCATCCATGCGCCGTAGAGCCCGATGGTCACCGAGCACCAATACAGGGTGGCGGACGCCTTGCCGACCGGGAGGTGCAACAGCAGCGTCCACTGATCATTGATCGGCGGCGTCGGCAGACGTCGCTCCGACACCACGTCGTAGAGCTGTCCGGTGGCGTACAACGCCGTCTGGACGCAGTAGGCCGGGACCCCGAAGTCCAGCTTCGCACCCGTCTTCAGGTCGCCCAAGAACAGCTCGCCAGCAGGCCACAGACGGCCATCCGGTGACGTCAGCGGACGCTCGGTCCGCCACACCCGGTCCGCCGTCCCAGCGGCCCGCCACTCGTCGTTGACGAACGGCACCTCGACCATCTCGGACACCAGCCCGTAGACGATCAGGCACTCCAAGTAGGCGTCCAGATCGGCACGGTGCGGACCCGGATCGAACTCGGTGTCGGACGTGTCTTCGGCGCGCACCGTCATGGCGTGCAGCCCGGTGCCCTGATCGGCCCGCTCGTTGGCCTGGCCCTTGTCGAGGGCCAACTCCCGCAGGCGGCCCTTCTCGGTGCGGTCGTCGTCACGACAGGCGACGACTTGGGTCTGCAACGCCTTGGAGCGGGCTACGCCGTCCATGGCCTTGAAGATCCTCCAGTTGACCAGAGCGTTCTCGTCGTCGAGCACCTTGGCGTAGCCGCTCGGGCGGCGGTAGCGCAGCGTCTTGGTCGGGTCGTTCGGGTCCGACACCAGCGGCGCCCCGTTGGCTCGACGGAAATCGTGGCGTTGTTCGTGTTCGTCGTCGAGTTCTTCGACGTCGATGCTCACAGCGACCCCAACAGGCGGTAGGCGTAGGCGTCGAGGATCTCGTCGGTCTTCGGGTCGGTGCCTTCGTTGATGATGTCGTAGAGGGCGGAGGCCAGCGTGCGCGTGGTGTCGTCGTCGGAGAACCGCTTGATGCGACTCAACACGGCGAGCCATGGGGTCCCGGTCAGTGCTTGGGTCATGATGCGTTCGACTCCCTGATGTACGTGATGTGGTGGGCACGGGCGATCAGGGCGGCCTCGGCTTGCCCCTCGCCCGTCCGCTTGATCTTGAAGACGTTCAGGAAGCCGGGCCACAGCTCGGTGGCGAGCCCGCGGCTGGCGTCCTTCGTCTTGCCGACCAGCCCGTTGCAGCGTTTCCAGTCGATGGGACGGATCTTGACGAGGGGGTGTTGCAGCGCCGTCACGACGCCGTAGACGATGCCGGTGTTCATGCCCAGCGAGTACGAGGCGATCGAGCCGTTCTTCGGCATCGCCTGGGTCTTCTCGACGACCACGACGTCAGCGTTCCAGCGTTCGATCAGGCTGGCGATCGAGGCGCCGTCGGCGACTCCGTCGTGCACCGGCATCGGCTCGACGGCGGTGACGCGCCCGTCGACCATCAGCGCCAGACCGCCGGTCACGCCGGGGTCGACGCCGATGATCCTCACTTCGGGGGGTCGGGCGGGTACACCCGATCGATGGCGTCGATGAGCAGGACGGTGAGCGCCACGCCGGTGTTGCGTGCTTCGTCCTGGAGCTGTTCACGCCGCCAGTAGGGGACGCGGATCTGGAGTTGCACGGGGGTCCACTCGGGACCCTGCGTGCGGGTCTTGATTGCCATGACATCATGATACACCCCCCACCTGACGTGTCAACCCCCCACACTCTGTTATATCAATGTTATAAACACCCCGTTCCAGCTACACGTGTAGCTGGACGAACGTCCTGGCAGAGACGCATAATGAGCTGCCATGCGGCCCAAGATCCCGTTCGAGGAAGACGTCCGCAAGCAACGCTTCGTCGACTGGCTCACCCGCATCCCGGCCGACCGCGAGCCCCCGACCCAGGTCCTGCTGGCCATCGAACTCGGCGTCAACGACCAGACGCTCACCCAGTGGAAGCGCGACGGCGAATTCCTGGCCGAATGGGAGAAGCGCTACCGCGCCACCAGCGGCTCCCCCGAACGCCAACAGCAGGTGCTCGACGCCCTCCACGCCACCGCCATCGACCGCACCGACCCCCGCCAGGTCCCCGCCGCCCGGGCCTACCTCGAAGCCACCGACGCCATCAAGCCCAAGCGGGTCGACGTCACCGTGTCCCGCAACGCCAAAGACCTCAGCAACGACGAGCTGAACGAGCTGCTCGCCGTCGAAGCCGCCCGCGAACTGGAGCGCCGTGCCAGCTCTGACACCTAACGGGTTCCAGCCCGAGACCCGCTCGCCGTCATCCCGACGAGCCGACTTCGACCTGGTGCGCCGCCTCGCCACCCTCGAAGGCACCGTCGCCGAGCTGTCCCGCGTCGTCGGCATCCTGGCTTCCGTCGTGACGGTGTCGACCTACGTCGCCTTCTCGTTCAACGCCAACACCACCGAGCCGATCGTCGGCAACCAGCTCCGCATCAACAACGCCAGCCAGCTCGTGGCGACCAGGCTGTGGCTCTCGCACACCACCTTCGACGGGCTCGACGTCACCGTCGGTCTCAGCCGCGTCAAGCCCAAAGACCTCATCTACTTCCAGGACTTCGACGACGCCACCAAGTGGGTGCGGTACAGGGTCGTCTCGTCGACCAACGACGGCGCCTACCACGACTACACCGTCGCGTATGACTCCGGCCCCGCCAACGTGCCGTTCCAGAAGATCGCGCTGCGGATCGCCTTCCCGGTGCTCACATGACGGTGCTGGACCCACTGCCGAGCGCACCGACCGCTGAGATGCGTGCCGCCTACGACGTGTTGCGGGCCGATGATCGCTACCCCGTTCCGACCGGGCAGGCCGCCCTGTGGGCGGTGCTCGCTGGCTACGCCGACGACCCCGTCGCCTGGGCAGAGCAGTTGCTGGAGCTGACCTACAGCCTGATCGAAGACGAGACGTGAGCGACTTCGACATCACCCAGCTCCTCCAGGAACGGGAGTGGCGAAAGTGCTCCCCCGCCACCGAGGATCCCGAAGAACTGCTCGCCGCCTTCGAGTACTTCTGCGCCGAATACGTCTACATCAAGCACCCCGCCAAGGGCCGTATCAAGTTCATGCTGTTCGACTCCCAACGGGAGTCTGTTGATCTGTGGATCCGCAACCGCTACTCGTTGATGTTGAAGGCTCGGCAGCTCGGGTTCTCCACATTGGTTTCCGTCTACTCGTTCTGGCTCACGTTCTTCTATGAAGACCGCGTCATCATCATGCTGAGCCGAACCGAACGAGACGCCATCAAGTTGCTCGCCAAAGCGAAGTACACGTACCGGTTCCTCCCCGAGTGGATGAAGTTCCGGGGCCCACCCATGAATCAGACGCAGACCAAATTGGAGTTCTCCAATGAGTCGTACATTGAATCACTTCCTTCGGCTTCAGATCCTGCTCGTGGCGAATCTGTGTACCTGGCTGTGGTTGATGAACTTGCGTACCTCCCCAACTCCGACGAGGCATGGGCGTCGATCGAGCCCATCGCGGACGTCGGTGGCCGGGTCATCGCGCTCTCGACAGCCAACGGGGAAGGAAATCTGTTTCACAAGCTGTGGGTTGGCGCTACCACCAAGGCGAACCGTTTCGAGTCCATGTTCCATCCGTGGTGGGCCAACGGCCGCGACGAGGCGTGGTACCTGGAGAAGAAGGAAGACCTCCCCGAGTGGCAGTTGGCCCAGGAGTACCCCGACAACCCCGATGACGCCTTTCTGAAATCCGGCCGCCCCGTCTTCAGCCTCGAAGTCCTGCGCAAGATCGAATGCCGTCCCCCCGTCGTCGAAGGGTTCCTGGCCAAGCACTACCAGTGGCAGTTCATCGCCGAAGACCGCGGGCCGCTGCGCATCTGGGAATGGCCCGAGCCCGACGGTCGCTACGGCATCGGCGCCGACCCCGCCCAAGGCATGGAGCACGGCGACTACAGCTCCGCCCACGTCATCAACGTGCGCAACGGCCACGTCGTTGCCACCTGGCACGGCCGCATCGACCCCGACCTGTTCGGCTCCGACGTCCTCGTCCCGCTCGGACGCTGGTACCACGACGCCCTGCTGGGCGTGGAGTCCAACAACCACGGTCTGTCCACCCTGAAGGCCATCCACCGGGCCCGCTACCACCCGATCTTCATGCAGCGATCACCCCGCTACAAGCGATCCATCCCCACCGACATCCTGGGATGGCGCACCACCCAGATCACCAAGCCGCTCGCCGTTGACGAACTCAACATGGCGCTGCGCCACGGCGACGTCACGCTGTGGGAAGCCGAGACCGTCGCCGAACTCCGCACCTTCGTGCGTGACGACTCCGGGCGCATGAACGGATCCCCGTTCGACGACCGCACCATCTCGCTGTCGATCGCCAACCAGATGCTGAAGCACATCTTCTTGAAGCAGTACGAACCCCAGCGCGAGCCGGGACCGGGGACGATGGGCTGGATGGAGAAGCAGTTGTACGGTGACGCGCCGTTCGAGAAATTGGCGGCCCGCAGACGCCCCCGCGAACCCGAACCGATCGGCAAGGCGTGGACCCGCGACCCGACACAGCAACGATGGAGGCCCTGATGTCACGACTCGACCTGCAGAAGAACCCGTCACGGCTCCATCGACGGAGCAACGGACGTCTCTACGCGCGGGGCTACAACACGTTGCCCCACGCCGTGTGGGGTGACGCCGGGTCGGTCGTCGCCCCGCCCAAGGGGCAGGCGGCGCCGGGCACGATCTACCCGGCCGAGGCCACCGTGACCGCCGAGGACAGCACCAACGCTGCCAAGCTGGCCGGTCTCGGCTACGTTGCCCAGCCGCTCACCGCCTGGCTCACCGGGCAATGCATCTTCGTCGGAGCGTTCCGCTTCAACTGGACCGGAGCGGCCTGGGCGGCAGGTCTGCACGCCTGATGCTGTGCTCGGAGTGTGGAACCAAGGAAGCCGAGGAACGATCGACAACATGCTTCCGGTGTCGGGTCGCCACCATCGGCTTTGGATGGCGTGGCGGCGGGTTCAACTTCGGTCGTCACAACTTCTCCGCTCGCACCAACGGCGAGTTCTTGAACGAGCACGTGGGGGACGTCCGTAGCAACCCCAACATCGAGAAGGCTGACCCGCTGTGAAGCAATCCGATCTCCTGCAGATGTATCGCGACGAAGTTCGGCGTTCCAAGCGGTGGCGATCCAACGAACAATATGAAGACGACTGGAAGCGATACATCGACCTGTATCGCGGGAAGCAGTACAACACCGATACGAAAGCCGACCGGCTCATCGTGAACCTCGTCTTCTCGACGATCAACACGATGGCTCCCTCCGTAGCGGTGAACAACCCGAAGTTCGTCGTCAACGCTCGCAAGATGGAATCGGCACCACAAGCCATCGTCACCGAAGAAGTGCTGAACTACATCTGGCAGGCGAATCGCTATCAAGACGAGTTCCGCCTCTCCGTGAACGACTGGCTCACCATCGGGCACGGCTGGTGCAAGGTCGGCTACAAGTTCACGAAGCCGCCCGAGGAGAAGACCACCGGGGTCGACGGGGCCGACCCCTCCAAGGGCGCCGACTACGGCATCGACGACCGCGACCCGGTGCCCGGCAACGTCGAGTCCGAGATCTACACCTACGACGACCGTCCGTTCGTCGAGCGCATCAGCCCGTTCGACATGTTCGTCGACCCCGACGCCCGCCACCCCAAAGAGATGTGCTGGATCGCTCAGCGCACCTGGCGTCCGGTGGCCGACGTCAACGTCGACTCCCGCTACAGCCCGACGGCCCGCAAGCGGGTCTCCGCCAAGTCGTGGAGCCGGTGGTCGTCGAGCGAGGGCGACGCCGACGCCCGCACCGACCGGCCCGACAAGGGGCCGCGGTCGTACTGCGAGATCATCGAGTACTACGACATCAAGCGCCGCACGCTGCAGACGTTCTGTCTCGACTCCGACGTCACCGGTGATGACGAGTCCGGGTTCCTCATCAAGCCGCAGCCCATGCCGTACGCGATGGGCCACCCCTTCGAGATGCTGCGCGGCTACGAGGTGTCCGACAACTTCTACCCGCTCGGCGATGTCTGCCAGATCGAGTCGCTCCAGTTGGAGCTGAACCAGACCCGCACCCAGATGATGAACCATCGCAAGCGGTTCCAGCGCAAGTGGCTCTACGAACGCGACGCCTTCGACCGCGACGCTATCGAGGCGCTCGAATCCGACGTCGACAACACGATGATCCCCGTCACCTCCGACGGGAACCCGGCCAACGTCATCACGCCGCTGCCCGCCGTCATCACGCCGTCCGACTTCTACGACCAGAGCGGCATGATCACCAACGACATCGACCGGGTGTCGGGCGTGTCGGACTACCAGCGCGGGGCCAGCCAGACGGCGATCAAGCGCACCGCCACCGAAGCGGCGATGATCCAAGACGCCGCCAACGCCCGGGCCCAGGACCGCCTGGCCAAGATCGAGTCGGTCCTGGCTCGCATCGGAGAACGGATCATCGGGCTGATGCAGCAGTACATGACCGGCGAACAGGTCGCCCGGATCGTCACGATGCCCGGCCGCCAGTGGATCAACTACGACGCCGACTACATCGAAGGTGAGTTCGACTTCGACGTGGCCGCCGGATCGACCGAGCCGATGAACGAGACGTTCCGGCGCCAGTCGGCGCTGCAGCTCGTCGACGCCTCGATGCCGTTCCTGCAGCTCGGTGTGGCCAACCCGACCGGCCTCTACATGCAGGTGCTGCAGAAGGGCTTCGGGATCAAAGACGTCAGCTCGCTCGTCAACCAGCAGCCCGTCGACCCCAACGCAGCGATGGCAGGCGGAGACCCGAACGCCCCGCAGGACCCCAACGCGCCACCACCCGACCAGCAGGGAGCGCCGCCACCACCCGACCAGGGTCAGGCGCCGCCACCCCCGCAGGGCGGTCCGCCACCACCGATGCCGGGCGATCCGAACGCCGGACCGGCCGCGATGAATCCCAACAGCATCCCCCCCCAGATGCTGATGGCCATGCTCGGCTCCAACGGAGCCGTGCCACCAGGAGGGATGCCCTAGCCGCCATCCCCCCGTTTGGTGTTTAATCACGACCAGCCACCGACCACACCGGGAGGAAGTCGATGAGCATGGACGATGCGCCCCTGGAGGGCGCGGTCGAAGCAGGTCCCGCCGAAGTCGGGGACACCGGGTCAGAGACCATCGAGACGCAGGGCACCGAAGAGCCCGAGCAGCCGTCCCGTCAGTACGTCGAAGTAGACGACCCAGACAACCGGTACGTCCGAGTCAAGGTCGCTGGGGAAGACGTCGAAGTTCCGTTCTCCGAAGCCGTCAAGGGGTACAGCCGGGAGGCTGACTACACCCGCAAGGCCCAGGAGGTCGCGCAGCAACGCCAAGAGGCCGAGTACGCGTTGAACCTGCAGCGAGCGCTGCAGGCCAACCCGGAGATGACGCTCCGCATCCTCTCCGATCAGTACGGCCTGCAACTGGGGAACGCACCGCCGCCCCCCGTTGAGGAACCCGAGTTCGCCGATCCGCTGGAGCGCCAGCTCCACGAGGAACGCCAGGCTCGGATCGCCTTGGAGCAACGCTTCGCCCAGCGGGAGACGGATGAACAGCTCAGGTCGGCCGTCGGGGACCTGCGTCAGCAGTTCGGACTGGACGATGACGACGTACGAGCAGTCGTCGGCACCGCGTATCAACTCGGTGTCGGCGTCGATGCGTTCCCACAGATCTACAAGGCGATGGCATACGACCGGATCGCAGCCCGAGTGCAGGCCTCCCAAGCGGAGCAGGCACGCGTGGCGGCGGAGACGGCGCGCCGCCAGGCGGCGGCCGCCCAAGCTGGACAGGCCGTGGGGACGGGGATGAGTTCGAACGGGATCACCAACAGACCGGCTGCGGAAGGACCCATGACCATCCGCCAGGCGATCGAAGCGGCACTCCTGCAGCACGAAGCCTGACGCCACATCTGAAAGGTGAGCTGTGGCGCTCGCATCTCATACCCCGACAACGTGGGACACGATTCTGTCGACCACGATGCACAACTACCGGAAGTCGTTGACGGACAACATCTTCAACTCCCGGCCGTTGCTCGAATACCTGATGTCGAAGGGTCGTGTCCGCACGATCGACGGCGGCATCAGCATCGTCGAGCCCCTGATGCTCGGCCCCGGCGAGGCGAACTCGTACGGTCCGTGGCAGCAGATCCAGGTCAACGCGGTGGCGGGCATCTCCGCTGCCCAGTTCGCGTGGCGCCAGCTCTACGCCACCATCATCATCTCCGGTCTCGAAGAGGCGCAGAACAACGGCAAGGAGCAGATGATCTCGCTGCTCGAAGCCAAGGTGATGCAGGCCGAGGAGACCCTGAAGAACGTGCTCACGGCGATGATCTACGGCACCCGTGGTGGCGCCGCCCTGACCACCGACTTCACCGGCTTCAACGTCCTCATCGACGCCACCGCGGCGGCCGGTGGCATCACGCCTGCCGCCTCGCCCGCCCCTGAGAACCTGTGGCGGTCACCGACGTGGGACGCCACCGCCAACACCGGCGTCGACTCCAAGGGTGCTGCCATCACGATCCCCGGTGCCGCCATGTCGTCGCCCTACGACGGCTCCGAGGTGGAGCGCGTGCTGCGGCACATGTGGATGCTGGCCTCCGACGCCGGGTCCGACCACGTCGACTCGATCTTCGCCGGGACCGGCTGGTACGAGGCGTACGAGGCGTCGCTCACCCCGCAGGTGCGCTACACCGATACGTCGAAGGCGAACCTCGGGTTCACCAACCTGATGTTCAAGAACGTCCCGATCTTCTGGGACCCGGATGCGGGCGACGGCACGGCCTACGGCCTCAACTCGAAGTACATCGGTCTGACGATCCACTCGGACCGCAACTTCACGCAGTCGCCGTTCACCGCCAACCTGTCCGGCTCGACCGCGTCGACGCCGAACGCCAACCCCGGTGCGACCGCTGCCGCCCCGGCTGCGAACGCCATCGACGCCCGCGTGTCGTTCATCACGACCTACGGCAACACGACCGTCCGCAACCGTCGGCGCAACTTCAAGATCACCGGCGCGACCTTCTCCTGACGACGTGTAGGGGGAAGGGACGGGGACCCCAGCTACACGTGTAGCTGGGGTCTCCGACCAACAAGGATGGAGCGCATGGGAACCGAGAAGTTCAACTACATCAAGCCTGCGGTGGCCCACGGCGACAACGTGCAGCTCCAGTACGCCGTCCAAGGCGACCCGGTCAGCGGCAAGATGCGCTCCAACGCCTCGACCAACGAGAACGTGAAGGCCGCCGGGCTCTTCTCGACCGCCCCGTACAAGCCGCCCAAGGCCAAGACGGTCGACGAAGGGCTCACCGTGCTGACCGGTCCCCGCCCGATGGAACGCATGAACAAGTGCCTCGGCAACGCCGATGAGTGCGGGGCGTGGGCCACCGCCACCGGCTACTGCTGGGCACACACCCGTTCGCTGCGCAAGAAGGGCCTGCTGTAGTGGACGTCGGGAGCCTGCGGGCCTACACCCGCAGCCATCTCGAAGTCGACGAGGAAGAACTCCCCGACGCCCTGCTGAACGTGTACCTGCAGGACGCCTTCGAACGCACGATGGCGTTGAGCAACCGGTGGCCCCGCTACGAACAGACCTGGCCGCTGTCGATGATCACCGGCCGCTCGGCGGTCACGCTGCCACCCGACGTGCTGGTGCCCGCCATCATGTCGGTCGTCGATGTCCACGGCGGCTACAAGATGGCGCAGATCAACCACGAGAACGCCGAACAGACGTACCTCAACGGGAACCAGACGGTGATGACCGGGCAGCCGATCTACTACTCGGTGTGGGGCTACAGCGGGGACCCGCCGCTGGCTCAGCTCTACCTGTGGCCCACCCCAGAAGAAGCCGTCAAGCCGTACTCCCTGAGCCTGCGGGCCTACCGCCAGCCGGTGTGGTCCAACGGCGCGTCGACGCTGCCCGACCTGGATCCGCGGATGCATCTGTGCCTCGCCTACTACGCGATGGGCCTCGTCTACGCCGCCCAGGAAGACGAGATCCTCGAAGGCGTCTACATGGCCCGCTGGCAGCGCGACGCCCAGCAGCAGATGAAGACCATCCTGGAACCGTCGCACAACCGTCCGCTCGTCATGCACGGCGGCACCCCGATCGGCGGCGTCCCCGCCTACGTCATCAACCCGCCGGAGTTGTAGATGGCGAACCGTCTCGACCCCATCAACCTGATGACGTTCACCGGAGGGCTCAACCTGCGACGCAACCAGTTCGAGCTGGCCGAAGACGAATCACCCGACCTGCTCAACGTCGACGTCGACCCACGCGGCGGCTTCTTCACCCGCAAGGGCTGGCAGCGGATGAACATCGAAGACATCGTGCCGATCGACAGCGTGTCCTGGAAGCCGCGCAACGCCTGGTCACACACCCGCGCCGACGGCACGCAGTACACCTACGTCGTCAACGGCACGATCGTCTACTGCGCCGACGACAGCGCCCTGTTCACCCCGCTGGTCGGGGTCGTCGCCGACGCCGACGTGCACGGAGCCGACTTCACGGCGTGGGGCGACGACATCTACGTGGCCGGTGGCGCGTTCAACAAGAACTACCGCGTCGGTCCGACCCGGGCGGTGACGGTGATGGCCACCGCCACGTTCTCCGAGATCGACAGCCCGGTCCACAACACGATGCCCGCCTCCGAGTACGTCACCACCCACGGCGGCTACGTGTTCATCGCCGTCACCTCGGAGGCCGACGGCAACCACTTCAGCCGGGTGCGCTGGTCCCACCCCGGCTTCCCCGACTGCTTCCGGGCCGACGACTTCATCGACGTCTTCGCTGGTGGCGGCCGGATCACCGGGATCATGGCTTACAACGATCACCTGCTGATCTTCAAATCTTCGACAATGTGGGCGCTTTACGGTTATGACGAGGCGTCCTGGCAGCTTGTCCAGGTGTCGACGAAGATCGGCTGCCCGGCCGTCACGGCGATGACCCGCTCCGAGTCGACGACGTTCTTCTACTCGGCAGCCGACCAGGGCGGCATCTACGCCTACCAAGGGTCCACCCCCGTCTACGTCTCCGAAGCGATCCGTCCGGCCTTCGAGGAGACGTTCAACTACACCAACGTGTTCGTGTCGTGGGCGGCGCGCCGCCTGTGGGTCTCGGTCCCGTGGATCAAAGACATCGGCTCGACCATCGACCCGGCGACCACCTTCGTGTTCGACCCCGACATCGGCAAGGGCGCCTGGACGATGTACCGCTCCGAGGTCGGGGCACTCGGACTCGTCGTCGACAACTCCGACATCACCTCGAAGTACCCGATCGCCGTGTTCTGGTCGCTGGTGACGGCCTGCATGTTGCAGCTCGAATACATCGACGACGCCTACGACGTGATCCTGGAGTCGTACGTGCTGGGCACCGAACGATCGGGCACCGCCAACCCGGACGCCCCGTTCCTCGTCACCGGCAACGACGAAGACATCTTGATCAACAACGACGCCCTGGTCGGATCTCCGTTCGACAGCTACTACCGCACCAAGTGGTTGCACGCCGGGTGGCCGGACCGCAAGAAGTCGTGGCGTCGCCCCACCTTCGTGTGCCGCCAGGTGCCTCGCGACACCGACCTGATCGTCGAGACGTACCGCGACTACAACGAGACCACGATCGTGCGCAGCCGCACCCTGAAGCTGCGCGCCCAGGGCAGCGCCTACTGGACGTTGGATGGTGCCGCCGACCCGTCCGGTGGCGGCTTCGACTGGAAGGCGCAAGGCCACGCCGACCCGAGCGGACGCGGCGCCGACTGGGGCTCCGCGCAAGCAGGCAGCAACCTGGTGCGGGCCGGGTCGCAAGGGATGGCCAAAGCCATCCAGATGAAGGTGCGTGCCTCCCCGGCCACACCTCGTCAGAAGTGGGGAGTCGACGGCATCGTCGCCAAGATCGTCATGCGGAGGTTCCGGTAGATGGCTCTCGACCTGCAGTACACGCTGATCAACGACACGCCCGCCGATGCCGGGCCGCCGGAAGCGAACTTCTCGCGCATCGAGCAGTACATCAACACCGAAGTCATCGACCGGGCCGGGGTCACGGCGATGACCGGACAGTTGAAGCTGATCGGTGACCCGGTCGAAGCGCTCGACGCCGCGCCCAAGCAGTACGTCGACACGTTCATCCCGATCGGCAGCATCTTGATGTTCGGCGGCGACAACGCCCCGCCCGGTGGCAAGTGGGCGGTGTGCAACGGGGCCGAATTGGAGATCGCCACGTACCCGGCGCTGTACGCCATCTACGGCACCAAGTACGGCGGCAGCGCCGGACACTTCAACCTGCCGAACCTGGCGTCGCGCTTCCCGCTCGGTGTCGGGCCAAGCGACGTGATCGGTACCCCCGGCGGTTCCCGTGACGCCGCGATCGTCAACCACGCCCACCCGATCGACCACACCCACGCCGCCTTCACGACCGGCAACGACGCACCCGACCACAACCACGTCGGAGCCGACCACACCCACGGCGACGACCACATGCACACCGGGACCACCGTCGGGGCCAGCGCCCGCCACACCCACGGCGCCGGACAGTTCAACAACTTCGCGGTGTCGACCCTCAGCGGCAACCAGTCCGGCACCACCGGCGGCGGCTTCCAACTGAACGTCGTCGCCAACACCGACGTCGACACCCCGGACCACAACCACCCCTTCAGCACCAACTACAAGTCGCAGCAGGGCTTCGGGACCAACACCACCGGAGCCGACCGGGTGCTGACGTCGGCTGGAGCGAGCGCTCGTCACGCCCACAGCGCGGCGGTCCCCGCCTACGCCGGAGCGTCCGGCACGCCGACCGGTGGGGTGGCGGCAACCAACGCCAACCTGCCGCCCTACCTCGTGATCAACTTCATCGTCAGGATCGCCTGAGATGGCCCTGTCGGGATACGGCGTTGCCGACGGGGCCGGATACGACCAGCAGGCCAACGACCTGCAGTACCGCTACAACACCGACAAGTCGGCCAACGCCTACGGTCGCTTCCTGTCGCAGCAGCGGGGCAACCGCACCCTGGCTGACCTCAGCCAAGGGTTCCAGCGGGGGCTCCCCGGTTTCAAAGCCTCGTTCGGTCAGCGCGGTCTGAGCGGTCCCGGCGTGCGCAGCGGCTCGATGCAACGTTCGATGCAGAACTATCTCGGCGACTACGCCCGCGACTACGGCCGGGCCGCGCAGGACGCCACGCAGGAAGCGCAGAACTACGACTTGCAGTCGGCCCAGCTCGATGCGTACTTGAACAGCAGCCTCGCCGGTCTGCAAGCCCAGAAGCAGACCGACATCGCCAACGCGGCGCTCGCCATCGAGGCGTTGCGGCCGTACCTCGGAGGAACCTGATGACCACCGGTCAGTCCGCCACCTCGATCCGCAACAGCCTGTCGAACGTCAACAACACGTGGGGTGACCAGGCCGACGCAGCAGCCGCCAGGCGGGTCGCGGCCGACGCCCAGGCCAAAGGGATCAACCCGTACACGTCGCAGTACAGCAGGCCGGGGGCCCCGCCGATCTACAACCCGAACGTCGTCTCCAACGCCGTGCCCGGTCAGGGTGCCGGAACGGTGGGGATCAACCGGGCCAACAACATCAGCAACCTGGCGTCCAGCATCGCGGGCCGGGCACCGACCGTGGCCCGCCCTGGCATCAGCGGAACGTCCACCTCCACCGCCGTTCGCCGGGGAGGGGGCGGCGGTGGAGGTGGCGGGGCCGTCGCCGCTCCGAAGCTGTCGCAGGCCCAGCTCGACTGGATGGCGTCGCTGCTGAAATCCGCCGGACCGCAGGCGTTGACCGCCAACACCCTCGACCTGCCCGACTACCAGGCGTACGCCTACGCGGCATTCGACCCGTCGATGTACAACCAGTTGCAGGGCTCGTTCGATCAGGCCGTGCAGATGGACCGCAACACGGCGACCCAGTCGTACGGCGACCTCACCAACTGGCTGAACCAGAACCAGACCAACGCCTTCAACAACGGCAACAACAGCTACGCCCAGGCGGACCCGCAGCAGCAGGCGATGGCCCGGATGCTGCAGGACCAAGGTGTCAACGCGGCGTCGAACCCCGGCTTCCAGTCCTCGGTGCAGGGGGCGGCGGCAGGCAACGCGGCGTTCGACAACCTGTGGCGGGTACTCGGCGCCAACGAGGACACTGCCAACCGCAACCGTCTCGGCAACGTGCAGCAGCAGGCCGCGCAGACCCAGAACGGCCTCAACGTGGCCGCCTTGCAGGGCACCACCGGGATCGGGTTGCAGCGATCGCAGGCCCAGGCCGCCTACCAGACCCAGCTCCAGCAGATGCAGCGCGAAGACTGGCAGGCCCAGCAGCAGGCGTTGCAGCAGGAAGCGCTGGCCAACTGGCAACGAGCCAACGAGGTGCAGGACACGAACTCGACGAACATCAACTCGTACCGCAACTCGGAGCTGCAGTCGCTGCTCGGATTGCTGCCCAGCCTGGCCGGTAACCCGGCTGCGCTGCCGTCGCTGCAGGCACTGGGGCTGGCATGAGCACCCAGAGCGACCTCCAGGATCTGGCCGACTACATCACGTCGCTGCCGCCCGACCAGCAGGCCGAGGCGATGTCGAACCTCAACTTGATGAACGCCAACCAGGTGCCGTACTCGTTCCAAGGTGCGTACCAGCCGGAGCTTGACGCATCGAACCTGGAGTCCGCCCAGTACGGCGGGAGCTACAACATCCCGCAGCTCACCACCAAGGGCAAGGTCGACCCCCGCGACTTGACCCAGGTGGGCCAGTCGGTCACGTTGGCCAAGAACCGGGAAGGTCTGCTCGCCGACAAGGTGCTGCAGATGCAGGCCGGACCCGGTGCGTACGGTGCCGGAGCGTTCGACCCGACCGTCACCTACAAGGGCAACACGGTCGACTTCCCCGGCGAGCGGGCGCTCCAGGCGTACGCCGGGACCAAGGGCTGGCAGGGCTTCATGGCCAAGCGGATGCTCGGCCAGACCTCGACCGGGGTGCGTGAATCGCCGAGCGAAGCGTGGGCCAACCTCCAGGCGTACATCGATTCGCCATCGAAGACGGATGCCGAAACGAAGGACAAGGACGCCTTGAAGGCGTCGCTGGTTCCGTCCAACGCAGGCAGCGGAGACCCGGTGCAGGCCGCGGCGGCTGCCGCGTTGGGCGTCACCTCGAACTCGGCGTCGCCCTACAACATCGCCGCCATGCAGTCGTGGGCCAACGATCGCTACGCCGATCTGATCAAGGACCGCCCCCGCGAATCGCTGTTCCAGGACCCCAAGACCGGTGCGTACTACGACCAGGCGCCGGAGACGACGCCGTCGGCGCAGGCCAAATGGTTCCAGGATCAAGGCCTCGACCTGCCCACCGACAGCTACGCCGACCCCGTCTATCAGGAGCGGATCCTCAACGCCGCCGATCCGAACCGGCTCGTCAACAACCAGCAGGCGATGCAGGACTACGGGATGTCGGGGGCGGTCACGCAGGCCGCCAACAAGGGGGCGGCCGGTCTCGGCTCCGCCTACGAAGACATGCTGCGCCAGATGCGGGAAGAAGGTACGCAGCGGGCGGCGTACATCACCGGCAACCAGGCGGCCGTCGCCCAAGGTGACCCGAACGCCTGGTGGAAGCAGGGCCAGCCCGATCAGCTCGCGGCCGCCATGCCGCCAGCGCAGCCGATGTCGCCGAACCCCGCCCAGTTGTTCGGGCGGATGACACCGGACCAGGCGGCAGCCGCGCTGGCCCAGATGCAGCAGGCGACCGGCGGGTCCAACATCGGGGCGGGCTACACCCAGCCGGGGGTGGTGTCGTCCCCCAGCTTCATCAACCGCCAGCCGCAGGGCGGGATCATGTTCAACTCCCGCGTCGGCAACGTGCCCCGACCGATGCCGGGTGTTCCGACGCCGACGTTCAACACGGGGGCGCCGCCCGCTGCGCTGCCGACCCAGGTGCCGGAGACGCAGATGGTCCGCCAGTCGATCGACGCTCCTGGCTTCCACCACGACCCGGTCACCGGGTTGGTGTCGAATGGCTGGCGTCTCGTCGATGTGCCGACCCAGGTGCCGTCAACGAAGACGACGGCCGAGACGATGGCGCGGACCCCGCCCCCGGTCCCGGCCCAGTTGCCGAGCGCCGGGCAGTCGTTCGGTCCGCAGGCCCAGGTGCCGTCCGCCGATCAGCTCGGCTCGGCCTGGGACAAAGAGTTCGCGGGCTACTCGCAGCTCACGCCGGGCGGCGCTGCCCCGGTGTTCGACTTCGGTGGCAGCCAGCAGAGCAACGCCAAGATGCAAGACGTCATCAACCAGCTCACCAAGGCGGGGGGGCGTACCGGCACAGCGAAGTTCTCGTTCCAGGGTCGCCAAGGCGAAGCGCAGCCCGGTTCCCGGGTCGTTCGCAACACGCAGAGCAACGCCGATGCGCTCGGCAAGGCGTACAACGCGGCCCGCAAGCAGGCCACCGCCGCCTACGGCAACCAGTTCACCCAAGGCATGGCGACCGGGGGCGGGCAGTCGGCAACCTATCTCGACGACTACCGCAAGGAGTTGGCGATGCGGTCGCTGGCTCAGCAGGGACGCACCCCGCTGAACGATGAGATCATGCAGCGCCGTCTGCTGCTGAACAGCCTGGGGTTGTACAGCTAGTGCCTCCGTTCCTGGAGTCGATCCGGGTCGCCCCACAGCGGCCGCTGGGCGTACAGGTGTACGCACCGAACGGTCGACCGCTGCCCGCCCAGTACCGGGTGGCACCCCCGCAACGTCAGGCCGCACCGACGCGACGCACCGGGCAGCGCCGACCGAAAGAGCAGGGACCCGGGGGAGGGCAGGGCTTCGACATGGCCGCGGTCGACGCCGCGATCGAAGCGGGCCGCCAGGTCAACGCCCAGAAGGCAGCCCAACACAAGGCCGAGCAGTCCCAGCCGTTCTGGAAGAAAGGGATCGGCGAAGTCCTCGGCAACCCGGTGGTGCAAGGTGCTCTGTTCCCGCTCGGCCTGTTGTCGATCGGTGGCAAGGCCGTCACGCTGGCCCGCTCCGAGGCAGCCCAGCACCTGCCGGAAGGCGCCGAACAGTTCATCGACAAGCTCGTCCAGATCGGGCTGCACCAGCCGATGCAGACCAGGGCGTACACCGAGACCGATGCCCAAGGGAACCGTCAGCTCCGCAACGCCAACATGCTGCAGAATCCGTTGGGATCCATCGACGAGGCCCGGGCCCGGGCCGACAAGTCGTCGAACTGGGGCAAGCTGGCCCCTCGCTCCGACTACGGCACCGGCAAGGTGCAGGTCTCGCTCGGCAACGACTGGCTCGATCGTCTCCAAGGGTTCTCCGGTGACGTCGCCTCCGATCCGCTGACCTACATCACGGCCGGTGGCAGCCGGGCCACGATGCTCGACCGCGCCGCCGAGGCAGCTACACGTGTAGCTCGGACCGAAGAAGCGTTGAACCTGGCGTCGAAGGCCGGGCGCCCCGCCGAGGAGATCGCTGGGATCACCGAGGAACTCGACCAGGCCCGCAAGGCCGCCGAGTTCGCCAAGGATCTGCCGCCCGTGCGGGGCTCGATGCCGCTGCCCCACACCCGGGCCGAACGCATGTCGGTCGCCGCCGAGTGGGTCAAGAACCTGCCTGCCGAACAGTTCAAGTCACTCGAAGGTGAGATCCAGAAGGGGGTCAGCCGCGGCTTCCTGGCGATGTCACCCGAGGCACGCGATGCCCTCGGCATCGAGAAGGCCGGGCTGCGGATCCGCGGCTTCAACACCCGCATCCCCGGCACCAGCCTCATCGGTGAAGGTGTCGGTGAGATCGGCAGCCGGGTGCGCCAAGGGCTCAACGCCCTGCCCGGCGAAGAGTCGAAGCTCCGCAACATCCGGGTGCCGAAGGGCTACGAGGAAGCAACCAACGTGCTCGGTCGGGAGCGCCCCGGCGACGTGTTCCTGGCTGCCACCGACGTGCTGGCACGCGAGTCGGCCCGCGCTGGTGAAGGCGGGTTCGTGTCGCGGGCCAACCGGGTGCTCACCAGCGGCATCCGCAAAGCGTTCAAAGGTGTATCGACCGACGGTCGTCGAGCGTTACTCGAAGAGGCCGAACGGGACGCCCAGCCGAACGCCGTCAACGAGATCTTCAGCCGCATCCTCGACACGTACAAGCGGGCCACCGGTCGGACCCTCGACCCGGCGTACCTGCGCAACCCCGATACCTACGTGCCACACATCTTGGAGCCAGGGTTCCGCCGCCACCTCAAAGCGGTGCTCGCTTCGGGCGGGGACGAGGCGAAGGTCGCCGAGGCGTACAAGAAGGCAGCCGGGTTCGCCACTGTCGACCTGTTGGAGTCGTCCGGCTTCCTGGAAAGCGGACGCCGCCTCGACGTCAACGCCGACGGCACGGCCCGCACCTTGAAGCTGGGCGGTCGCGAGGTGGTGATCGACGACGCCACGATCGGTGGGCTCAACAACAACCAGACGCTGAAGGATGCCTTCCCCTCCTACAAGGGGAAGTTCTACATGGACGACCCGGCGACGATCGCCGAGGCGTACGTCGGTTCCCTCAAGAAGCAGGCCGGGCGCGACGCCGCGGTGAAGGCCCTCGTCGACTCCGGCAACCCGCACGTCGCCACGCTGACCGGCGATCTGGAAGCGACTTGGAAGGCGATGAACGAGGCGCTGGCTCAGCAGGGCGCGGTGCCGTTGACGTCGACGATGCGGGCCGGGTACACACCCGGCGTCAACGTCCCGCCGGTCCCGGCCGCACCTCCGGTGCCGGGCGGTGCCGAGGACGCGGCCAACCGGGCCTTCCATGCCGCGGCCCCCGAAGCCATGGCGGCGGCCGCCACCCCGGAGGAAGCGGCCGCGCTGGCCTCCGAGGTGGCGGCCACCCCACAGCCGTTGACGCCGATCGACCCGAACGAGTTCTTCAAGACCACCAAGAACAAGGCGGCGACCCAGGAGCAGACCAACTTCCTGCTGGGACAGGGCAAGAAGTACGCCCGTGCGGCCCGCAAGGACGTCACCGAGACGGTCGAAGCCACCCGCGAAGCCCTGTCCGGGCTGCGCGACGACATGACGAAAGGGATCCGCGGCTCGATCGACGACGCCAAGGAGGCGTTGAAGCCGATCAACGCCCGGATCAAGAACTACGCCAAGATCATCGAGGACTTCGGACCGTTGACCGCCGACAACGAGGCCGAGGTGTCGAGCCTGCTGGCCAACGTCGACCAACAGATCCTCGACACCGAACGCGAACTGAAGACGAAGTCGGCGGTGTGGAAGGGCCGTTCGACGAAGGCGCAGAACGAGCTGGAGCGCGACCTGTACGGCCAGCTCCGCGAGCTGAAAGCGGTGCGTGAGAAGGCCGAGCAGAAGCTGAACGAGGCGTCAGCGCGGATCGCCGAGAACGTCGGCAACCGGGCCGCCGAGCTGAACCGTCCGGTCGCTGAAGCACAGGCTCGCCTGTTCAAGAAGGAGGCGCGGTTCGTCGCCGAGAACGGACCGGCGCCGTTCCAGCCCAGCGACATCGAGTGGGCCAACGACCACATCGCCCAGCGCAAAGCGAACCTGGAGCCGTCCGCCGCGTACCAGGCGAAGGCCGACGAGTACCGCCAGGCGCTGGCCGAGATGGATCAGCTCCGTCAGAACCTGCCGTTGAAGCGGGGGGTCATCACCCCCGAAGGCATGGCCGCGCTCGACGCGCACGTCGCCAAGACCGAAGGCATCGGCCTGGAGCTGAGCCGGATGAACCCGAAGCCCGACGCCTACGAGGCGGCGCGCAACGAGCTGAACCAGCTCCAAGGACAGCTCCGTTCGACCCCGGTCGCGGAGCGGGCGCCGATCGAGAAGCGGATCGCCGAGCTGAACAAGGACTTCGCGCCGGGCGGCAAGCACTTCGACAGCGCCCGGGCCGACAAGATCATCGCCAGCACCCTCGAATACGAACGCAAGATGAAGCAGTTCACGTGGTGGGAGCAGTCCGAGATCGACGCCACCCGCGGCGCCAAAGCCCACAAGGTGGAGCTGATCGGCATCGCCGACCGCAAGCGGGTGCGGGCGACGCGGGTGGCCGAGCAGCGCTTCGCCGACGACCTGCCCGACAAGATCCAGACCGAGCAGGCCCGGGTCGCAGGTGAGATCGGAGCCCAAGCTGACGCCGAACTCGGACCCATCTCCGCCAAGCAGGGGGTGATGAAGAACCTGTCGGCCGACCTGACCGACAAGGAGCGTCTCGTCGCCAAGCGGGACAACGCTCGGGTGCTGCGCGAACGGCTGCGCAAGGTCGACCCGAAGTACCGGCGGCTCGACCTGGAGGCGTCGCTCAACGAGATCGAAGATGTCGCCCGTCAGAACCCACTGCTCACCAACCCGGAGCTGACCGCCGCGGAGTCCCTGCTGCAGACGAACCGAGAGGCGTTGCAGCGAGCCAAGCGCACGTCGTTCCGCGAGAAGGATGTCGAGCGGCTCATCGCCGACGCCGAGAACGGCAAGTTGGGGCCGATCATGATGGCCACCCTCAACGACAACTGGAAGGCGTTGCACAGCGGGCCGTTGCAGACCGGCGATGTCATCGTCAGCGCCGAGCTGTCCCGTCGGCTGCAGAACCTGTATCCGATCGCCACCGAACCGAAGTGGCTGGGTCGCACCTTCAACAGCTTGACGAACCTGTTCAAGACGTACGCCACGTTGAGCCCCGGCTTCCACGTGCGCAACGCCCTGTCGGGCATCTTCATGAACACCGCCGACGGGGTGCTGCTGTCGAAGCAGTGGGAGGGCTCCAGCCTGTGGCGGGAGATGCGCCAGTCCGACGACACGTGGCTGGACCGTCAGCCGCTGCGGGTGCAGCAGGCGTTCGAAGCGGCGGCCGCCACCGGGGCGGGCGGTCGCTACGAGGAGGCAGGCATCCGTGCGCAGTCGGCGTCGAAGTACGAGTCGTGGGCGAAGATCTACAACCGGCTGTCGAACAACCCGATGACCCGCTTCAGCCAGCGCGTCGGCAGCCGGGTCGAAGGGGCGCTGCGTCTGGGCATGGCGCTCGACACGTTGGACCGGGGCGGCACCGTCGAGGATGCGATCTCGCGCATCAGCCGCATCCACTTCGACTACGCCCAGGTGTCCCAGCTTGACGAGACGATGCGTCGCATCTTCCCGTTCTGGACGTTCATGTCCCGCAACCTGCCGATGCAGGTCCAGGAGATGTGGACCAACCCTCGGCTCTACGCCTACTACGGATCGGTGCAGCGCAACTTCCAGCTCCCCGACGCTCCGCTGACACCGAGCTACTGGAAGACGACGGGGGCCTGGCGCACCCCGCTGAACAACCCGCTGAACGGCCAGCCGTTGTACTTCCAGCCGGACCTCGCCTTCAACCAGGTCCCGGCCAACCTGCAGATGCTCTCCAACGCGGCGAGCGGGGACGCCGGGGCGCTGCTCGGCAACGTCAACCCGTTGATGTCGGCACCGGCCGACTTCTTCAACAAGCGCGACAGCTACTACGACCGCAACTACGACTCGACGGACTACACGAAGAAGTCGGGGATCCTCGGCACGCCCGAGACGATCCTGGCCTCGCTGCTTGGTCAGACCAACGATGCCGGTGAGGTCTCCGACAACTTCGACAACTTCCTCAACTCGATCAACCCGGTACAGAACCGGCTCGATCGTCTCGTGCCGGGAGCGTTCGGGGACAAGACGAACAGCGACCAGCAGTTGGCGGCGTGGGCGTCGTTCCTCGGGCTGCCCCCGATGACCCGGTCGCTGTCACCGTCGCAGCAGCGCACCGAGTTCTGGCGTCGCTACAACGAGGCGCTCGACAAGGCGAAGGCCACCACGGCTTCGGCGAAGCGACAGCTCCAAGGACAGTAAGGATGTGACATGGCTGCGCCACGCGTAACGATCAACGATCTCCCCGATAAGCCCACGTCGTCGCCCGCCGATCTGATCGTGGTGCAAGACGGCACCGTCACCAAGAAGATGACGGTGCAGCATCTCGCTGACGGCATCGTCCCACCGGTACCGGTGTTCACCTCGACGCATTCAGGTGTCGTGCCTGGGTCGGGTGGCAGCAACGTCGACTTCTTGCGTGCTGATGGCATCTGGACGGTGCCGCCCGGCAGCGGTGGTGGCGGCACCGGCGGTCTCGCTGGAGTCATCGTCCAAGAAGACGACACCACCAGGGCGACGGCAGCCACAACGATCGACTTCGGTCTCGGCTTCGACGTCACCGAATCCCCGGCCAACGAAGCCAACGTGACGCTCGACCTCACCGAGTACAGCGGTGGTGCCCTGCCGGTCACCGGTGGCGGCACCGGGGCGACGAGCGCGGGCACCGCCCTGACCACGCTCGGTGGGGTACCGACAACCCGCTCGATCAGCACCACTGCCCCGTTGTTGATCAGCGGTAGCTCGTCCGCTGACCTGTCGGCCAACCGGACGATCAGCGTGTCGACCTTCGGGGCTGCGTCCGCTGGAGTGGTTCCACCGTCGGGCGGGTCCGCCACCAACTTCCTGTGCGCGAACGGCACCTGGGTCGCACCGGCCGGGACCGGCGGGGGTGGCGTGCCGACCACCCGGACCATCAGCACCGCGCCCCCGTTGGCCGGTGGGGGTCCGCTCAGCGCGGACCTCTCGCTGACTGTCAACAACTTCACGACGAGCGTCGCCGGGACCGTCCCGCCGTCGCCCGGTGGCACGAGCACCTACCTGCGCGCCGACGGAACGTGGTCAACGGTGGTCGGTACCCCTGGCGCGCCGGGTGCCACCGGCCCGGCTGGGATCGTGCAGCAGGCCACCCCACCGTCGGACACGTCGGTGCTGTGGGCCGACACCACCCAGGTCGGCATCGAGGAGAACGTTCGCTACCTCTCCACGATGGCGGGCACGACCTACACGCTGGCGCTGTCGGACCGGGGCAAGTTGATCCAGTGCTCCGCCAGCTCGGCGATGACGGTGACGGTGCCGACCAACGCCACTGTGGCCTTCGTGATCGGCACGCAGATCGACCTCGTCCAGACCGGTACCGGGGTGTTGACCATCTCCCCCTTCGACGGCACCGTCACCGTCAACGCCACACCGTCACGGGTGTTCCGCGCCCAGTTCAGCGCAGCGTCGCTGATCAAGACGGCGACCAACACCTGGCTGCTGATCGGAGACCTGAACTGATGCGAACCCTGGGCATCACCACCGCAAATCGAACCCCTGCTGTCGCACCACCACCGAACGCCATCGCCGGAAAGCCGTTCTTCGACGACTTCGCCGGGGCCAGCATCGACCCGTTGAAGTGGACCGTCTACAACCGGCTCGGCGACTGGGGCAACAGCGAGATCAACTGCATCGTCCCCGGGGACGTCGCCGTGTCGAGCGGCACGCTCAAGATCACCTCCAAGTTCGAGGACCACGTCTGCGGCGACACGATCATCGCCCCGGCCACCAAGAACTACACGTCCGGCCAGGTCGCCCAGGCGACCCAACCGTTCCTCTACGGCACCGTGAGCGTGCGGGCCAAGATCGCCGGGGGCACCGGTCTGTGGCCGTGCATCTGGATGCTCGGCTACCTGTGGCAGCCGAGCCAGCCGTACACCGCCAACACCCCGGAGCATCAGTGGCCCCGCCAGGGCTGGTGTGAGATCGACATCGCCGAGTTCATGAACAACGCGCGCACCTCGGTGAACTGCCAGATCCACTACGACCCCACGTCCGACGGGAGCGCGACCGTTCACCCCGGCAGCAGCCAGGCCCTGCCGTTCGACGCCACGACCCGCTTCATGGTGTACCGCTTCATCTGGTCGGCGGGCTCGGCGATCTGGCAGGTCGACGCCGAGGACGGCAGCGGGTTCCGCACCTTGCAAACCGTCACCGGGTCCGCCAACGTGCCCAACGTCCCGATGTACCTGGTCCTCCACACGGCCATCGGTGGCATCGGTGGCGGCACCCCGAACCCGGCCACATTCCCCCAAACGATGGAAATCGACTATGCACAGATCAGCTAGCAGGAAGGTGGCGCCGTGACCACGCTGAAGCAGTACAACTCGGCCACCAGCCAGTGGGAAGTGATCGTGGTCGGCGGCCCCGGACAGGGCGTGCCGCCCGGTGGCGCCACCAGCCAGGTGCTGACCAAGACCAGCGGTACCGACTACGCCACGGCGTGGCAGACGCCATCTGGTGGTGGTGGCGGAGTGCCGACTACCCGCACCATCACCACCACCGCTCCGTTGAGGATCGACGGCGCGGGCGCGGCCGACCTGTCCGCCGACCGCACCCTGGCCGTCAACACCTTCTCGACCACCACCACTGCTGCCGGGGTGGTGCCCGGCTCCAACGGTGGCGGCACCACCAACTTCCTGCGCGCCGACGGTTCCTGGGCTGCGCCCCCCGCCGGTGGCGGCATCGCCGACGGCAACAAGGGCGACGTCACCCTCGGCGGCAGCGGCACCACCATGGTCATCAACGCAGGGGTGGTGTCCAACGCCAAGGCGGCGGTGATGCCAGCGAGCACGTTCAAGGGCAACAACACCGGCACGAGCGCGGCGCCAGTCGACATGACACCGGCCGTGGCCAAGGCGCTGCTGGCCATCACCAACACCGACGTCAGCGGGCTCGGCACCGCGGCAACGATGACCGGCCCGGCTGGGACCATCGTCGGCACCACCGACACGCAGACGCTGTCGAACAAGGCCATCACCGTCGGGATCAACGCCCAGACCGGGACGACGTACACGCTGGTGCTCACCGACGCCTCGAAGATGATCACCATGAACAACGCGGCGGCGATCACGCTCAGCGTGCCGACCGACGCGTCGGTGGCGTTCCCGGTCGGCACCACCATCGACGTCGCTCAGATCGGCGCCGGGAAGGTCACCGTCGCCGCGGTCACGCCGGGCACCACCGCCGTCAACGGCACCCCGTCGCTCGGATTCCGGGCCCAGTACAGCGCGGCCACCCTGATCAAGATCGCCGCCAACTCCTGGTTGGTGGTCGGCGATCTGGCATGAAGTCAGGGATCGCCGCTTCGGCGCACGTTGTCTCCGGTGGCGGATCGGTGAACATCGGGTACCGGCTGTTCAACGGCACCACCGACCGCCTGTCGACACCGCTGGCCGAGATCGGCGGGGTCGCTCTGTGTCCGTCGACGTGGCTGTTCGCCGGACGGCTGATGCCTGGGACCCCCAGCGGAGAGATCGTGTCCGACGCCGGGACCGCGACGGTCGACTGGTTCTACGACGGCATCAACGGCATCCGGTTCTTCGAAGGGACGACCAACTCGCCGGATCACAGCCCTGACGTGGCGACCGGGGTCGACTTCATCGTGATCCAGTCACTCCCCTTGACCGGGGTGATGCGCTACTCGCTCGCCACCCACAACGGCACCGTGTGGTCGGCGTTCACCCACGCCGATTCGACGTGGGACCCGCAGAACCCGACCGTGTCGTCGACCGGCGGCCTCGACTTCGGCGGCACCGACTTCCCGACCATCATTCGGATTGCCTTGCTCGGCCACACCAACGCCGTCCTGACAGACGCTCAACGCAACACGCTGGTCTCCGGTGGCACCAGCCACCTGTCGGCCTGGTTGGCGTTGCCGTCGCTGACGAACCTGCTGCGCGCTGATCAGACCCCGGTCAGCGACCCCGTCGGTGGATGGGATCAAAGCTCGATCACCGGGACCGCCGTCACCGCCGCCGCCTTCCCGATCCTCAACCCCTAGTTGCCCCGGTCGTCGACCGGGTAGAAGATCCGAAGCACAACGACAAGGAGCAACGATGGCAACCACCAAGTCCACGCCCCCTCCGGCCGAAGACGAATCGCCGTACGCCAAGACCGCCGAAGAGGCGGCCGGTGGCAAGCCGGTCGGACCGGAACACGATGGGTCGTTCAGCGCTCCCGACTTCTACGACCCGAAGACGGGGGAGCGCATCTCCACCGACTGGGACAGCGAGGCACAGAAGAATGATCCCGGCATCGGCGCGCCACCTCCCGTCGAGGGCGGGGCATCCGGCGGGGCCGGTGGTGAGGTCACCCCAACGACAACGAAGGAGTCCTGACATGACACCAGAAGACGACGTACCCGGCGACGACGTCCCCGAGAACGAAGACTTGGAGAGCGACGAGAGCGAACCCGAGGACGAGTGACCGTCTTCCCGTACGGCTACGCCAGCCCGCCCGGTGGCGGGCCGCAGGGCATGGGCACCATGCTCACCTGGGATCAGATGATGACCAAGAAGACGGTCTACAACCTGCATCCCGAGGTGCGCCGCCGGTTCTACGCCCTGATCAACGCGGCCGCCACCGTCGGTGTGCCGCTCGGCGTCGGGACGGGCTGGCGTGTCCAGCCCAACCCGCCGCCGCCTGGGTTCGCCAAGCCCGGCAACTCGTGGCACGAGTCGTGCCCGGTGTCCCCGCACTCGGCGTCCGCCTTGGCGATCGACACCGTACCGAACGTGTCGTGGGCATGGATGGAGGACCACTGTGGTTCGTTCGGTTTCCGCACCTTCAAGTATGTGGGCAACGAGCCGTGGCACATCCAGCCCACCGAGATCTCGGCGTCACGCAAGTACACGTCGACGCCGCCGGTGCTCTACACCTGGGATCTGCCTGGCGACCAGCCGCCCGACCAGCCGCCCACCCCGACGACAGGAGTGTTCACCGTGAACGGCTACCGCATGAACGTGCAGCAGGGATCGACCGGCAAGATGGCCAAGATGTGCCAGCAGCAGATCAACCTGTTGGCCAGCCAAGGCATCGCCGAGGACGGCAACTTCGGTAGCCAGTCGGTCGAAGCGTTGAAGCGGGTGCAGACCGTGCTCGGCGTCACGGCCGACGGTCAGTGCGGACCGAAGACGTGGCAGGCGTTCGAGAACGGCATCAAGTCGCAGTCCGAGTCGGGTGGTTGGACCTGATCGAAGCGGCGCTCGTCATCACGGCCACGTTGATTGTGGCTGTTCTACTTCTGGACCAAGTCCACCGATTCGAGGAACGACATGAGCTTCAAGACGGTGCAGAACAAGATCGCCCGCCAGCAGGGGGTGAGCCAGAAGTCTGCTGGTGCGATCTTGGCAGCCAGCACCCGCAAGGCGAGCCCGGCAGCGAAACGTAAGAACCCAGCACTCAAGAAGGTGAAGTAGTGCCCGCCTGGATGTACGTCCTGTTCGGGGCGATGCTGGCGGCGATCGTCGTGCTGCTCATCATCGTGCTGTGACCGCGCCCGTTCGTTCCCTGTGGCAACGGGAACCGGTGCGCGTCGTCAACGCCATCTTCACCCTGGCCGCCGCCATCAACGCCGTGTTGCTCGGTGCGGGCGTCTACTCGGGTGCAGTCGCGGGCATCATCACTGGCATCATCGCTGCCTTCGCCGCCTTCGTGAACGAGCTGTTCACGCGCGCCGAGGTCACGCCGATCGGGCCGTTGAGTGATCTTGCCGCGGCTGATGACCGACCAGACACCTGACGAAGAGCCCTCCGGTGACCGTCGTCAACGGGATCGCCGTCGTGACGACCGACGGCGTCAGGGCTGGGTGCCGCGCCCCCCGCAGGACGGCAGCTCGTCGGACTTCATCGTCGTCGTGTTCGCCATCACGGTGGCCTCGATCCTCGTCATCCTCACCGTCGGCACCATCATCGCTGGGATCATGGGGGTCGACATCAAGTCGTACTTCGCCATCCTCACGTCGATCATCACGTCGATGATCTCGGCCCTGGTCGGCTACCTAGCAGGCAAGGGTGTCGGTCGAGCCGAGGCTCAGGAGTGAGCGCCGTCGCAGTACTGGTGGCGATGGCGGTCTCGGTGGGCTGCGGCACGGTGGCCGGGATGGTGGCGCTCGCCACCGACGAGACCCCGCCGTCTCCGCCGTCGAGCACCGTCGTGACGCCGGGACCGCCGGGGCCGGTCGGTGAGCAGGGTCCTCCAGGTAGTCAAGGGGTGCAAGGTGAGCCAGGATTGCCGGGGCCACCGGGAGCAGCCGGAGCAACCGGAGCACCCGGTCCTAGCGGTGCTGATGGACAGAACGGGGCGGACGGTCGTGCTGGTGTTGATGGCGGGGACGGTGCTCGGGGTCCTGCTGGGCCTGCTGGTGGCGACGGTGCACCTGGCGCACCGGGGCCTGCCGGACCCGAAGGTTCCGCTGGTCCGCCGGGTTCCGCCGGGCCACCTGGTGCAACCGGGGAGCAGGGTCCACCGGGATCCACGGGCGCCCAAGGTCCACCTGGAACCCAAGGTCCGCCCGGATCTGAGTGCTCGGCCGGGTTCCACTCCGAGCAGATCAGCGTGCACCAACGGTCACCGGTCGACACCGACCGACTGATCACAGCGTGCGTGGCGGACTGATTCGGGACGCGAAAAGGCCCCGCCCCCCTGATGGGGAGCGGGGCCTTCAGGTTCCCAGCTACACGTGTAGCTGGCTAGTCGTCGCCGAGGTACGTCACCTCGTACTCGTCAAGCAGGTTGGCGAGTGCGCCGATGAACTCCTCTCGGGAATCCTGGTCCCAGCGGGCGAGCAGGGCCACGTTGCGGGCTACGTCGAGGAAGCCCTCGCCGTAGTGCTCCATGCAGTACCAGCTACCGCACGCTTCGAGCACGCCGTCGGCGGAACAGATGCAGCAGATGTTCACGTTCAGCTCCGTTCGTTCTTGTTGACCCACGCACCGCGCCGTCCCGTTCGCAGCGCACCGCACGCGCAGCGTTCGATGTAGCTGAACCGGTACCAGCCTCGGGTCTGTGGTCGGCAGCGATGCCAACGAGATGGGACCGGAGCCTCGAACCACGGCACCCCGTCGAGGTGCTCTGCGTTGGTGTGCCCGGCCGCCTGCTCGTCGATGACCCAATTGCTCACAGTTCCAAGTGGCCCAGCGCCACGGCCCGGATCACCTCCGCGCACTGCTTGGCCCCGAGGGTGTCGAGGCTGACGTAGCCATCCTCGTCGGCGTCGGGGGTCATGCCCAGCTCCCAGATGCGGTCGACCCACCAGTCGCTGGTGGTGAACATCCGGTCGGCTTCGCTCAGGGGGATGTCGAGGACCCTCGCTCCCTCCTTGATCCAGTCGCGATAGGAGTCGTTCTTCCGGCTCCAGATCTTGGCGTGGACGTCCTTCCAGTCCAGGCCCTCGGACCACGCATCGAGGAACAGCGCCGTCCCTGCCATGCAACCGACGGTGCCGCAGATGTTCTCCGGGTTCCCGTCCAGCCAGATGCCGAGGTTCCAACGCGCGGGCTCAGCTTCGATGGCCTCGGCCACCTTCAACATCAGATCAACGTTCATTTCTTGGTCTCCTTGCTTGGTGTGATGCCCCTCGTGGGGCAGCTCTTGATGTGTACCTCGAACATGCGGTCGAGCTTCTCCTGAGTTGTCGCAGTGAGCACGCCATCGCACGACGTGCACACCTTCTTCATTCGACGTTGGTGTATTCGCCGCGCTCGCCGACGTAGCGGGCGTAGACGTCAGCGATCCACCGCTCGGTGTAGTTCCCGACTCGCGTCTCGAATGATCCTTTCGGTCGGAAACAGACGAGTCCGCCGCCGCGGATCACGCTGGCGATCCCGGTCGGCCCGTTCTCGACGATGCGTGCCCACTTGCCGGGTCGGGACTTCAACGCCGCGGCCACCGGGTCCCACACGCTGCCCTGCTGGGCACGCTTGCGTTCCGGTGGGTTCTCCCACTCAATCTTCTCTGGCTTGCCTGTACCCACTGGTCCTCCTTGGTGTATTCATGGCACATTGACGACGACTCGTTGTGCCACGCCGTTGATGACGGTCATTTCTGCTTCGAGGTTGGCCCCGGCGCAGGTGTGATCGTTGTAGATGATGATGACCGTGCGGTCGGTCGTCGTCCAGAAGCCCGTCGTGTCGAGACACTTGTGGGCAAGGTTCGGGAACCCATCCGGGTTCGAGATGATCTCGGCCGGAGACACGTCGACGGTCTGCTTGTTCTCGGGTAGATCGAAGTGGCCTGTTCGATTGTCGTCGCATGACATCAACATGAGGCATGCAGCAATCCCAGCTACACGTGTAGCTGGGATCATCGGTCGAGGTCCTGTTCAATCCGACGTACCACTTCGGCGATGAGAGCGATCCCGGCGAGGGCCGCTGCCATCAGCTCATCAGTGGCGTCTTCTCGGGTGATCGTCCCGGCGTCGAGTCGATCATCCATGTCGTCGATCGTGATGGCGATGCCGTCTTTCAAATCTTGCATCGCTTTGACACGGTCGGCGGTGGTGCGGAGCAACTCGTCCAGTCGGGCGATCTGCTCGGTGGCTCTCGGGTCAGAAGATGTGGTCATCATGATCCTTGTTTCTTGGTTGTCTTCTCTTGTCTGCTGCCAGCTCTCGTTCGATGCTGGCTCTACTCACGAGGTCTTCGAGTTCCTCGGTGGTCGGTAACGGTGAGTGCTTTCCCTTGTGGTTGATCACTCGTCGACAGCGTCGCCCGTCGGCACAGCGTCGCCCGCAGCGTCCGTTGATGTGAGTCCTCCTTCCAGTGCGTCGATCAGTAGCAGGTCTTCGGCGTGGGCGAGGAGGACGATGCGTTCGCGCACCTCGTCCCAACACCACGGGTGGTAGGCGAGGGCGTGGATATCGGACAGCACGAGGATCTTCGTGTCGTCGTCGAGTTGCACAGCCACCCCGCACATCCCACATTCAATGCCTTCAGCTTGCATGCGTTTCCTTTCTGACGTAGATGCCTGAGTTGGTTGGCTGGTTGCACGTGCAGCAAGGTTCGCTCTCGGCGTTACGTACCCACACGGGGGCCGGGATGACCGCTTCCAGGAAGTTGCTTCCCACGTCAAGGATCTTCATATGTTCATCGGCCCAGCAGTTCCAACACTGCTGGACACTTCTCCATGTCATAGCTCCCTCATCTCCATAGGTGTCGACAGTCCCTGCACTGGTGGAATCCGAAGTGGTCTGACGATGCTTCTCCACATACGTGCTTGTGCCCGATGGTCCTTGTCTTGCTCGCGCCGCACGGGTTGGTCGACCGCGCCGCCTGCAGCGGGATAACCACTTCTCTCTGCAACAGGTCCCATCTGTTGTCGTAGTCCTCCTTGGTGATGTGCCCCACGAACCCTCCACAGATCGCGTGGTCGCAGGCGTTGCTGCCGCAGTGGTCAACCCAGCGACTTCGATGGTTGACCGTGATCGGCCGACCACACTGCACGCAGTGGTGATCGAAGATCGGCTGCTGCACCTCCGATGGCGCGACTGTTCCTCGACCTGTCTGACGCATCGTCTGCGACCCCCAGCCCTCATTGACGAGGGCTGGGGGCAGCTTGGACGGTGGCAGATCGTTGAGGAGTGCGGCGACGTCGGGGTCAACCTCCTTCACAGGTACACGTCGCACAGTGTGGATCGGGTGGTCGTGGTGGATCGGCGTGCCACGGCCGACATGACGTGTCGTGGCACACCGGACATACCGGATCTGGCGCTACCGGAGAATCGGACGGCGGTCCGTCAGCGTTCAACCGAGTTCTCCGATCAACGACTTCAACGCCTGCAGATCGCTGGTCAACTTCTCGTTGCGTTCCCGCAAGAAGTTGTTCTCGGCGTGCAACCGATCGAGTTCAGAGATGACATTCGGCATCACCAGATCACGGATCTGCTGCAACACGTCAACTGCGTCGGTAGTCAATGCCTCGTCGGCATCGACCTCGACCACCTCGACCACCTCCGGTTCCTCCGGCGGTGTCGCAGCTACAGGTGTAGCTGGCGTCACCGTTCGCAGTGACCCACTCATCACCTCGGTCTGTGAACGATGCTGAACTTCACCGTTCTTGATGTGGACCTGACGGTGGCTGCCCACAGCCTTCGCCGATGCGAACCCTCCGTGACACACCTTGCAGACGTAGTCAACGAAGCCGTCGCTCCACGTCCGCTCGTCGGATGATTCCGAGTCGTAGACGTAGTACGAGCCGTCCTTGCGACGCTGCCTGCTGCGGGCCACGAACGCGTGCTGGTCAACGATCTCACCGTGGTCCCCGCCGCCGTACGGACGACCCGGCGCCGACCCGGCAAGTCGAACCCTCGGTGACGCGGCCGGGACCGGCGTGTCGGTGGCCTCGGTCGGTGGGTCCTCCCACGTGATGACAGGGGTCTGGGTGAGTGGCGTGTTGCGCGGCTCGGGCACAGGTGCCTCATGCTGCTCGATGCGTTCCCGGTGCTGCTGGGGCGTTTCGCCAACAGCGAGGCGGAGACGGTTGGCCTGCTCACGGTTGGGCTTCACTGAGCGGATGATCTGTTCGACCAGCTCCATCGTGGGCTCCAGCGACGAGTGCAGGATGATCCCGCTGAGCGTCGTCTGGAACACCGACTGACGGACCGACGTGTTCGTCGGGAGGCGCTTCTGGATGCCTTCCGGCGAGGTGACGACCACCGGGTTGTTGTGCTTCTGCAGCACGTTCCAGCCGAGGCTGCGGGCGAGCAGGACGAGGGCCTGCATCCCGCTGTCTCGCACGCTCGACACGTCGAGCATCGCCATCTGTGTGACTGGTTGAAGCTCATGGATTTCTTGGTCCATAGCCATTTCTGACTCCATTTCTTGCTTGGTGTGACGTGTGTGGGGACCGCCGGGAGGTTCTTCTCCCGACGGCCCCCACCTCATGTATGCCAGCTACACGTGTAGCTGGACTATGCCGCTCCGAGCCGCACGAGGTCGGCTTGGTTCAGCTTGGCGATCAGGTTGGTCGCTGCGACGACTTCCTGGAGTGCCTGTGCATGTTCACTGCTGCCGGGGCGCATTCGTCCCAGCTTCTTCCGCAGGGACACGCGATGGATCGACAGGGCTCTGGCACTGAGTGCCACCTCGTCGTCCGTCAGCATCTTGAGGTCCATGCTGATCTCCTTCCATGCTTGGTGGTTGATGGGCGGTTCTCACGCGTGGCACTGCCAGGCGCGATTGAATCCGACGCGGTCGACGATGCGTTCGGCGACGATGATCTGCTGGGCCTTGGTCGCGGCCCCGGCGTACGGTGCGAATGCCGTACCACCGAAGTTACGCCACGCCGAATTCATGATCATCAGCCCTCCGCTGAACGTACCGAAACGGTTGTGCACCTGGCCGTGGGACCATTGTCCGCCGCTCTCGCAGCGAGCCACCTTGTCCCAGTTGACCGACCATCCGCTCGTGTTCGTGCTCGCCTGCCGGGCGGGATGCAGTTGGGCCTGCACCTCCGGCGTGTTGGCGAACGCTTCGGCCGCGGCTGGGTCCTGGTTGTGCCAGTCGACCCACATCGTGACCTGTTGCGGTGTGCACGCCGTCAGCGCAAGGGCGCCTGCTGCTATGCCGATCCGTTTCCTCACTTGTCCTCCTTCTTGGGGCGCGGACGCCAGCGAGCCATCGGGTCTTCGCTGTCTCCGAGCACCTCGTCGAGTTCCTCGCGGAACTCGCTGACTGTCTTGTCGATGTCCAGGGTTGCACCGACACCGTGGACGGGGTGGTCGTGGTCGGGGTTGTCGCAGTGCCAGCTCTTGATGCTGATGACCTCGCCGTCGATGCCGACGTCGGCCCCCATCCCTTGCAGGCAGCACACGATCCCTGTGGTCATCGCCTCCTTCTGTGTGTTGGTCAGGCTGCTGAGGCCCTGCTGGAAGTCTTCACGTCTGACGGCGTAGGCGACGCCGATCATCTCCTTGCCGATGCGTAGCGTGACCTTGCCGATCGCCCGTCCCAGCTCGGGCTGGCCGAGGGCGAACATGCAGGCGCAGTACGGCATCGTGATGTCGTACGTGTGTTGGTCGATGCCGATGTGCATGAGGGACAGGGCGAGGGTGTCCATCACCCGGTCCATCATCGACAGGTCGTCGGGGTCTGCTTCACGGATCTCGTCGAACAGCTCCTTGAAGGCGGCGAGAGGATCGGTGAAGTCGTGGAATCCGTTGTCCACTGTGGTTCCTTTCTTGCTTGATGGCTGGTGGCCCCAGCTACAGGTGTAGCTGGGGCCACCCGTTCAGTCGGCGGCGTAGATGGTGCCGAGCTTCTTGCCGTCGGGGTTGTTGAGGACGGCCCCGTTGAGACGGCCGTTGATGCGGTCGTCGACCACCTCGTACAGCTTGTCGGTCGGGATCTCCGAGTGCTCCTCGATCATCTTGCGGAACATCTGGTCGAGCGGCGGCAGCGGGTCCACCGCATCGGAGGCCTGTTCCTGGAGGGCGAACTGGTCGCGCAGCGAATGCAGCGCGTTGATCAGGTCATCCTCGTTGATGTTGCCGGGCTGCCCGGTGCGGGCGATGGTGTAGCGCACCGCCCGTTCGTAGGCCTCCTTCACGTAGGCGGGCATGAACCCGGTGGTGGCGGCGAACACGTTGTCGTAGTCGATGCCGTCAGCCAGGTCGCTGCCGATGACGATGGGTGCCAGCTTCTCGACACCTTCACGATCCATCTCTCCGATGTGCATGACGGCGTCGATGCGACCGGACCGCATCATCCCCTTGTGGATCTTCTCCACGTGGTTGGTGGTGAGCACGACGGTGATCGGCAGGTTCTTGGTCGTCGGACCGTCGAACACGTCAAGGATCTTCGTCATGATCTCGGGATCCCTCGACGCGGCGATGATGTCGATGTCTTCGATGAACACGAGGGCACCCTTCTCACCGGCGTAGAGGATCGCCGTCTTGATCAGGTCGAGCGGATCGTCGTTGCCTGGTCGGCACAGGATGGCGGTCACCTCGTTCTCGACGGCGACCTTCGCCGCGGTGCGTCCTAGCCCCGACTTGCCGGTGCCGAACGGACCTTCGAGCAGGGTGACGCGCTTGCGGCTGAGACCCTTGCGCTTGATGACTTCGTAGTCGCGCAACGGGGACAGGATGTTGGTCTCGGCCTGCGCCCACACCTCCTTCGAGTAGACGAACTGGGACGGGTCGACCTTCTCGGTGTCGAAGAAGTTCATGCCTCCGTCGAAGCACTTGCCTCGGTAGATGGAGCGCGTTTCGAGGTAGTCCAGGACGACCCGGTAGAAGCCATCGACGATCGTCTTGTCGGCCTTGCGGACGCGGGCGACGAGACGGAACAGTTCACCGCGTGGCGAGCGGGTCGAGGTGATGGTGAGGGTGGAGCCGGGCAGGCCGGGCAGCACCATGTCGCCCCACGGCACGGTCTCGGTGACGAGTTCGCCGTTGACGAAGCCGAGCGGGATGGTGATCTCCTGCGGGGGCTGCGGACCGAAGGCACCTTGGCGGGCCTTCGACTGGGCGTACCCGAAGTAGTCCTTCAGGCAGTTGTACGTGGCGTACGCCCCGTCGTACGGTCGGTAGTCGAAGACGCGGTCGACGAGGACTTCTTCTTCTTGCGACGTGACGTAGCGGGTGACGTCAGTCAGCAACCCTTTGAGGTTGCCGCTGTAACGCTCGGGGAAGATGAACGACCGTCCCTCGAAACGGATGTCATCATCTTTGGTGAGTTGTCCGCCGATGATGGCGAGCTGGGCGAGGGCCTGCGTTTGCAGCTTCTGCTGGGTGGTCTGGACAGCCTTGGTGGGCATTTCAGTTGTTCCTGTTCTGGATGTTGGTCAGTCGGGCGGGGATGACTTTGGTGTAGTTGCAGGTATCGCAGCATCGGTCGTCGTCGTGGACGCCGAGCGGTGCCGGGTTGTGGCCGTAGCCGTGCGGCACGGTGTCGCTGCCGGGCCACGGTTCGCATGGCTGCCCGCAGAGGCAGCAGGTGGGTTGATCCTTCATTGCATCCTTTCGATTTGTTCGTTGGCAGCGCGGATGACGTCAGCCAGGGTTGGTTCTTCGTCTTCGCGGTGGATGGCTCGCCAGAGCAGGTAGCTCATGACTTCGCATCCTCTGAAGTGGTCGATGTTTCCTTTCTCGTCGCCTTCTTCGATGACTGGTTGTCCACATGACGTGCATGCTCCTCCGGCACCCATGACTGAGGCAGCCATGTCGATGCGTTCGAGGAGTTGGTCGTGTTCGACCGAGCCGTCGTCGTCAAATGGCAGTGGTTCGACGATGTCGATGAGTGCTTGTGACGGCAGGCTTTCTTCGTCATCTGGCTTCATCTCTTTGAGCCAGGCTCCGAGGGCATGTCGTCGATCACGGATGAGCGAGTAATCGAGGGCGTGTCTGTAGTTGAGGACTCCATCGCCGTCGACAGGTTCCTTGTCGTAGCAGAGCAGGATGTTGCTGTTCCATCGGTACACCCACAATGGTGGGTCGAGCGGATATCTGAACACCTTCTCCGGGTTGAATTGGGCCATGTTTCCTTCCTTGCTGATTTCCGTATCCACGTAGCGATTTGCTCGTGGATCGGTCGTGTGGGCGTGTTTGGTGGTGA